CATAAACCAACAGGTAAAGCTTATATTGGTAAAAAAGTATTATATTTTAATCGCAAAGTTAAATTAACTAAAAAAGATTTAGCTTTATATGAAGGTGTAGTAGGTAGGAAACCATCTTACAAACTAGTAATAAAAGAATCAAACTGGTTAGATTATTGGGGTTCAAATAAACTACTAAAAGAAGTAATGGATTTAGAGCCAATAGAAAATTTCGAACGTCATATTGTTAAAACGGCACCAAGTAAAAAACTACTAACATACTACGAAACACAAATGCAATTCGTACATCAGGTATTAGAAAAACCCGATGAATATTTCAATGATAACGTATTAGGAAAGTTCTACACAAAGGACTTTGAATTATAAAACCCAGTTCGTATATTACAATTCATGGTAAATGAGCTACTAGTTAATCTAGTCAACACAGTTTTAGGAGCAGGGAAGAGGACAGCACGAGGTAATCAAGCATACCATTGTCCTTTCTGTAATCACCATAAACCAAAACTAGAAGTTAATTTCACAGAAAACAAGAAAGGATTTAACCCATTCCAATGTTGGGTATGTGGTAAAAAAGGTAAAACAATAAGAAGCTTATTTAAAGCACTTAAGGTATCACCTGACAAGTTTATAGAACTAGGTAAACTAGTTAAAACAGGTAGTCATGTAGAAGATGTTATAGTAGAAAACATAGTAGAATTACCTAAAGAATTCAAACAAATATTAGGTAACACTGATTTGAAAGCAAAACAAGCATACAATTATCTTAGAAAACGTAATCTAACAGACGATGATATTATAAAATTCAATATTGGGTATTGTAGTTTTGGAAGATACACTAACATGGTTATCATACCATCATATGATAAAGATGGTACACTAAACTATTTTACAGGCCGTTCATTTGAACAAGACCCATTTGTAAAATACAGAAACCCAGAATGTTCAAGAGACATAATACCATTTGAACTATTCATAAACTGGGATTCGCCATTAGTATTATGTGAAGGCCCATTTGATGCTATAGCAATAAAACGAAATGCTATACCTTTACTAGGTAAAAACATACAATCTACACTACTAAAAAGAATAGTACAATCAACTGTTAAAAAAATATACATAGCATTAGATACTGACGCTATAAAACAATCACTAAAACATTGCGAATATTTACTAAACCAAGGTAAAGAAGTATACCTTGTAGAATTAGATGGAAAGGATCCAAGTGATTTAGGTTTTTCCTATTTCACTAAGCTAATTCAAAACACTGAACCAATAGATCAATACGATTTAATGGAGAAGAAAATCTCATTAATATGAGTAAAAGAAACATTAAGAAAAAATACAATAGGATACTTGAAATATCTGAAGATGCTAAACAAATAACATTACCAGATTCTAGATATTACAGACGTAATGGTAAATACTATCCATCTATCACATACGTTTTAAGCTGCTACCCAAAAGGTAAATTTTTCCAAGACTGGCTTAAAAAAGTAGGATACAGTGCTGACTACATTGTTAGAAAAGCAGCAGATGAAGGTACTCAAGTACATGAAATGTGTGAAGATTACCTAAACGGTAAGGAATTAAATTTCTTATCTGAAGCAGGCAACCCTTTATATGATCCAATGGTATGGCAAATGTTTCTAAAATTCGTAGATTTTTGGGAAACATATAAACCAACACTACTAGAAGCTGAAGTACATTTATTTTCAGATGAACTTAAAGTAGCAGGTACATGCGATTTAGTATGTGAAATAGATGATGAACTATGGATTATAGATTTTAAAACATCAAACCACTTACAAACGACTTACGATTTGCAGACCGCTGTTTACGCCAAATGTTATGAAGAGTGTTTTGGGAAAAAAGTAGACAAGCTAGGAGTTCTATGGTTAAAATCATCCAAACGTGGACCTAAAGAAGGTAAGATTCAAGGGAAAGGTTGGGAAATGTATGAATCAAAACGTACACAAGAAGAAAACATAGACATATTCAATACTGTTAAAAGACTATTTGACCTAGAAAACCCAAAACACTCACCAATATTTACAGAATTCAGAACACAAGTGAAGAAAAAAGACTAATGCGCATATGCTTGGTTTCCTAAGGTAGATTTCGTATATTTATAACATATGATAGGATTAGTACAATTATTAAGAGAAGTTCAAGGCAAACCAATAGCAATACTGTTAGCAGGCGCCCCAGGTGCAGGTAAAGGAACTATATTAAGAGATTTAGATTTATCTGGTTTAAAAACACTAAATTTAGATGACACAATAGCAGCTTTATCTAAAACAGATGGATTTACATTAAATCAAAAAGCAGCAGATGCTGAAGATAGAAGTAAATTTATGAAAGCAATGGCAGCAGCCACTAAGGATCTTAAAACAGAAAAAATCCCACAAACCATAGCAAACGGTGAATCTTTTATATTAGATGGCACATCTGCATCTAAAAATCAAACTATTAAACTAACTAATGAGTTAAAAGAAGCAGGGTATGAAGTAATGATGTTATATGTTTATACTGATTTAGAAACATCATTAAAACGTAATCAAGAACGATTTGAAAAATCAGATGGAGAAGATAGAAGTTTATTACCTGGTGCTGTATTAAGTACATGGAAAGGTGTAACACAAAATTTTAAAGACTACCAAGATTTATTTGGGTCCAATTTTATATCTGTAGCAAATACAGGTGAAGATGAAACAATGAAAGACATAGAAAATATATTACAAACCTATGTTGAACCATTTAAAGTTAAAGACGGTAAAGAAAAAACAGAAAAAGAAGAAGCAAGATCTAATGCTTCAAAAGCTAAACTAAACCAAGAAGTACAAGACATTTTACAATCAGATCAAATATCAAACATAATTAATTCTTCAATATCAAAAGAAGAAGCACAAAGTAAAATAAATGCATTTATAAAATGAATGAATTAACTAAATTTTTGGTAGACGGCATATTAAATGAAGATCAAAAACAAACCATTGCTTTATTTGGCGGTGGGTTTAAACCACCAACAAAAGGTCATTTAGATGTTATTATAAATGGATTAAGACAAAATCCTGAAATTAATAAAGTAAAAATTATAGTAGGTGGAGGCAAAAGAGGAGATTTTAACCAAATCCAATCAGTCAAAATTTGGGAAATCTACAGAAATGCTAACTTAATCCCAGTTGATGTTGAAATAATTAAAGCTAGTCCTTTTAAATATTACAAAGATTACCTTACTCAAAACCCAAATGATAAAGTATTTGTTTTTATAGGTTCAAGAGAAGGAGATGAGGATGATCAATTTGATGTAAAAGAAAGATCAGAATATGTTAAAAAATATAGCGATAATGTTATACCTGTAGAAGTTGCTACTACTGGTGGTATAAGTGGAACTGAAGCAAGAGACTTATTCCAAAATAATATTAAAAGCTTTAGAAATATGTTCCCTGACAATCTATCAGACGATGAATATAATCAAATTTTAAAAATACTAGGTAAAAAAGATATTAAAGAAGGTAGGAAAAAGAAAAAAGATCCTAAAAAAGGTACAGGTAAAAAACCTAAGGGGTCAAAACGTAGACTATACACAGATGAAGACCCAAAAGACACAGTAGGTATAAAATTTTCTACTAGACAAGATATAGTAGACACATTAAATAAAACTTCATTTAAATCTAAATCTCATGCTAGACAATCTCAAATTATAAATTTAATTCATCAAAGGGTAAGAGCAGCATATGGAAGAGCAAAAGATCCTGCTGTAAGAAAACGTTTAAAAACCGGATTAGATTATATTACAAAGAAAAAAGAGGCGTCTAAGAAAAAAACTCAAAGGTTAAAAAACAAAAAATTAAACGAAAACGCTACATATTCTAATAAAATCGATTATAAACAACAAATTTTAGATTTAACTAAACATATGATAAAAAAAGGTATGAATATATTACCTTTACCTAAAGTTATATTTAAACACGGAGACCAAGAAAATGCATCTCAATTTTTAGGTAAAACAGCATATTATAATCCTAGTGATATGGTAATAGTTTTATACACAGAAGGTAGACATCCAAAAGACATAGTTAGATCATTCTCACATGAAATGATTCACCATATTCAAAATTTAGAAAACAGATTAGGTGGTATTAATACTACCAATACAATGGAAGATGATAATCTAAATGACATTGAAAGAGAAGCATATACAAAAGGTAACATGACATTCAGAAATTGGACTGACAATAAAGATGGAGAAGAAGTTACTAGTCTAAATGAAAAAATAGTAGGTGATAAAATCGTATGCGATAGTTGTGGTTGGAGTTGGAAAATAGTAGATGGTGGGGATGATTTATTTATATGCCATAAATGTGGGTATGACAATACTCCATTAAACGAGGCAAAACCCTACAAACATAAATTTGGATTTAGTGACAAATTAGGTAAAGATCCATTTGGATTAAATCAATATGCTCGAGAATTAGTAGGAGAAGCATTTGATGAAGATCAAGAACCCTTTGTAGTATATTGTGATATGGATGGTGTTTTATGTGATTTTGAGTTACAATTTAAAGAATTAACAAATGGTATATCTGCTAAAGAATATAAAGCAAAAAATGGAGTAAATGGGTTTTGGAAAATAATAACAGACCAAGGTGAAAAATTTTGGTCAGAAATGCCTTGGACTCCCGAAGGAAAAAAATTATGGTCATATATAAAAAAATACAACCCAATATTATTATCAGCACCCTCAAATGATCCCTCATCAAGATTAGGTAAAAGACAATGGGTAGAAAAAAATCTACCTGGTGTTACTCTTAAATTAGCATCTAGATTTAATAAACCAGATTATGCTACAAATGATAATACCGTTTTAATAGATGATTATTATGGTACTATAGTTAACTGGAAAGATAAAGGTAGTATTGGTATATGGTATAATAATTACAGTAGTGCAATAACACAGTTACAAAAAGCAGGTTTATGACAAAGTTAAAATCAAGTGGATATAAAGGAGGAAATATAAAAACCTCACCAAAAATAACAAAAAACCCAATTGAAGAAAATATACAAAATGATCAAAATAATTTTCTTACTTTAATTCAAAATAGGTATATTAATAGTGAATTATCCTTAAATGATATTGAAATATATATTCAATGTTTGAAAGAATTAAAAAATACAGGTAGTTCTAATACTGGTATGGTAAAGTCATTTAAGTTACAATATATGATTCCTGTTATAGAAAGATCGTTAGAATCAAGTAATTTATTCTCAAATCATTTAACTCAACAGATAGAATACCTTGAGAAAATGTTATTAGATTTAACCCAAAAGGAAATACAACCTTCAAGAACTAGACCAAAACAAGGTAAAATATCAAAAGAGAATTATAAAGGGGGTAGTGTTAGTTCAAAAGATACAATATCTTACAATTTAAGCAAAGAACAAAAAATAGTAAATGATATTAATACTTTCCTAGAAGGATTAAGCAATTCATATTTAAATACTATTTATACTAAAGAAGACTTAGAATGTTATATAGATTGTTTAAATCATTTTAAATCATCAACACCTGTAAATCATTACCCAAATAATAAATCATTACATAAAGTAGCTAATTTTACACAAACTATTTTTAATAATAGTTCAATTTCAATTGCACATTTAAACCAACAGATAGAAGGTATTGTTAAAATACTAACTGAGGTTACACCTAAAATAATAGAACCTAAGCGAGCTAAACCTACCCAAGGTAAAGTAAGTACATTATCAAAAGGATATAAAAAATAAAGTTATGGAAGACAATATACTAAAAAAAGAATTTAAGAAAAATGATGTTGAGCGTATACGAAATCTAGTACAAGGTAAGTATGGTGAAAAAACAGGCCAAAGTGTAGGATACCAGAAAAAAATCATAGATCGTAAAGAAGGTGATATATGGGAAGAAGATGGTCGTAAATGGACTATTAAAGAAGGTATTAAACAAAATGTAACTAAATTAGATAAAGCTAAAGAAGCACACGTTACTCCTTTATTTTGCCCTAATTGTACTAAAATAATGAAAAAAAGATTTGATAGTGATTATTACAAAATCCATAAAAAATGTTTTGATTGTGTTATAATATTTGAATCTGAAATAAAAAAGGCAGGTCTATGGGAAGAATATGAAAAAAATATCATCAACTCAGAAATAGATGGATTCGCAAAATCATTTAAAGAATATGTTGAAGATCAATTAACCCAATCTAATAATTCATTTATCACTGAAGCAGGTGATGTTGAAAAATGGGATGGAGGTTTAAATAAAGAAAGAGTTTTAGAATCTTTAAATAAAACTATTAAACATTTAAACTCACTAAAAAAATAAAATAAAAAAAAATGTACATGGGGCGCATAGATAATAGGCCTTTGTATATTTATCATTATATTAAAAACTCACAACATGAAAGAATTTGACTTAAAAAAATATTTAGCTGAAGGTAATCTACTTAAAGAAGCAGAAAAAGAAGTATCTGATAAAGCTCGTAGAGAAGCTGAAGAAGAAGGATATGAAGATGGATATGATGATGCCATTGAAGATGCTAAAAAAGCATTAGATAGTATTAAAGATGAATCTGAAGAAGAAAAAGATAAAAAATCTGTTAAAGAAGATATGGATGAACTTCCTAAATCAATAAGAGATAAAGAACAAGCACAGATCGAAAAGGATGCTAGAAAAAAAGGACTTACTAAAGAAGGTCTTAAAGACATGATTAAAGAAAAAATCACTTCTATCTTAAATGAAGCTGAAGATGTAGACGTTGAAGAAGATGAAGATGTTGAAATTGACATAAAAAAAGATGTTAAAATTGATGATGAATCAGAAGAATCTACTACTGTAGTTAAATCAGAACTTCCAGGTGAAAGTACAGATACATCAGAAGTATTAGGTCTTTTAACTAAAGCTCAAGAAGAAGCTCAAGATATGAATGATGAAGTACTAATGGATCAAATTGGTAACACAATCACATATTTTACCAGAAAACACGTTGTTAAATCTGCTGAATAACTCAGCATTAATCTTATTAAATTAAATTGTTATGGACTCAAATGAAATCTATTTGCAAATGGCCGAGTTATGGGCTGAAATGTCGTTAGAACATTCAAAACCAAGTAAGGCAGCACATGGCCGAGCAAGAAGTGCAGCTACAAAAATTAAAAAGTTAATTGGTGAATATAAAAAAGCATCAGTAGCTGAAGGCAAAGTATAAAAAAATGAATGAATCGCAATTATCATCTTATATTGAGGAAATTCTTAAGTCAAAGAAACTAAAAGAAGGTACTTGCGGTTATTCCCAAGACGGTGACATCGATCCCGAAAACACAGATAAATTAACACCTGCAGGCTCATCAATACAAGAAGCATTATCCCCTGAAGTACTTAAAAGAGCTGAACTAATTAAAAATACTATAGTTGGTAAAAACAGGGATAAAATTGTTAAAAAATACGGTCCTGAAGCTGAAAAAGTAATTCATGGTAGAGCAATTACTCAAGCTAAAAACCAAATTAAAAAAGAAAAAGGAGAAGATACTGAAGAAGAAATAGAAGAAGTATATTCCGAAAAACAAAGAAAATGGGCATGTGCTCAAGATGAACCTAAATTTGATGAAATGTGTAAAGACACAGCTATATCAAAAAAGAAATTACAAGAAGATATTATTGAAAAAACCGATTTTGTACTTCCAAGAGGTAAAAAAATGATTTTACAAGCTGAAGATGAAGATTACAATAGAGGTTTAATCGTAGAACTTACAAATGAAGGTGGATATAAGATGAATTACTGGTATGGTGATGATGCTGAAGTATATCCTGTAGAAGTATTAGTAGATGGGCAAGAAATAAAACCAGATGCTAAAGAAGTATATATGAAATTTCACCCTGAACTTAAAGAAAACAAAACAATGGCAAATACAAGACTCCAAGAATTAATAAAATCTGCTTTGATGAAAGAAACATCAACAGATAAATATGATGACAACCCAGCATTAAAAGGTAAACAAAGTGAATTACCAGATAACTTACAAAAAGCCATTATTAAAAAATCAGTATCCGAAGATTTAGATATAGGCCATGAAGATAATGAACCTGGAATGATTAAAGCAGAACTTTACCATATTGGTACTTATGCTATGGAATTATATAAAATAATGGATGATCTAGAAGACATGGGGGAAGTTGATTTTCCTGCTTGGTGGCAGTCAAAAATTACTACTGCTAAAAACATGATCTCAGGAGCTAAGCATTATCTTGAATTTGAATTAAAAGAACCAGAAATAGATGCTATAGTAGATATGGCTACAAATGAAAGCTTTGATTCACTAGTAAAAAAAGTAGACAAATCAAAAGGCTACACTAAAAAAGAAGCAGAAAAAGTAGCAGGATCAATAGCAGCTAAAAAAAGAGCAGGTGCAGGTAAAGGTCCAACTGCTAAGCAAAAGAAAAGAATGGCAGAAACTATTCTTAAAGAACTTAGAAGTAATATAAATGAAGCAGAAGTATCTCCTCAAATTGCAGCAGATAAAGCAATAAAAACACTTGCTGATAAGTTAGAAAAATCTCCTGAAATGGATAAATTAGCTGCCCAAGTAGCCAAAAATCCAAAATTAATGGCCCAATTAGAAAAAGCAGTTAAAGATGCAGGTGTAAATGTTGAATTAGCAGAAGATGAAAGTGGTCTTGATATGGGAGACATGAAAAAAATGGCTTTAAATTTAGCTAAAAAATCTAAAAGTATAAATGAGAAACAAGAATATTTAGATGATGATGATGGTAGTGTAGATGTAGGATTAGGTATGGCATCTTTTGTTGGTGGTGGAAGTTTAGGAGCTGCTTTTGGTAGTACAATACTTTCAGCTGTACCCGCTGTAGCTAGTATATTTGCAGGACCCGCATTACTAGGTGCTGCTGCAGGAGTTGGATTATTTTTATTAGCTAGAAAAGCTTATTTAGCAGATAAAAATGCTGGACTATATGAAGTTAAAATAAAATAAATGACAAAAGACGAATTTAAAAATAAAATCAAATTATTAGCAATTGAAATCTTTAAGAATAAAAAAGATGCTGAAGCTTCATTTGCTGAATACGATGAACTAACTAAATTCCCAGAACTTAAAGAAATCATTGTATCTCTTTTAACATCTGATTTTGACCCATTTATAGCAGGTATAGATTGGGTAGCACCAAGACCAACAACATTTAGAATTAATCTTAGGAATGACCAAGAATTTTACTTAATTTACTCACCTAGAAGTTGGGTAGCACAAGTGGAAGGTAAAAAATATTATTTACTTAACTTAAATGAAGAACAACGTGCTGCTGAAGCTATAGCTCGTATATTAAGATATGGTGCGCCTGATTCTGGTGAAAGTGAAAGTGCTGACACAGATACAGGAGGTGGAGAAGAAGTTGATGTAACTGTAGACGATACTGTAGATGTAGAAGCATAAATTATGGATGTATTAAATAAATTTTTAAATAGTATAGCATACAAATTCCCAAAAGGATATCCTGACATGAATGATGTGCAGGATATTTTGCTGCTTGAGAGTATATTAAAAGAATTAAATGTTGAAATAAATTTAAAAGAAGCTAAAACAACAGCAACTGAAGATTTACATGAAATTTTTACTGCTATGTTTGTTGCAGGTCATAAACCTGTATCAAAAGAAGAATTTTACACAACAGATTGGGATAAAGAAGTTAATTTATCAAAATTAAATAAGCAATCATTGCATAGTGATGTAATTAAATCTTATATAGGGAAAGATAAAATTCAAAAACCAGAATACTATAAATTATATCAGGATGCTCAATCAACAGCTTCCCAAATTAACTCAAAATTAGGATATCCTAATGGGTTAATTGGGGTAGAAAGAGTATTTGGATCAGGTGACTCAGGAAAAAAAATAAAGGCAGATATAATATCATACCAAAATATAGATGGGTTTAAAGATAAAGTTGATATTTCTCTAAAATATGGGAAAGGGCAATTTAATAGTTTAAGTGGATCTGAAGTACTAAGCTTATTATATAATATCCCAGAAGAAGATTTTAAAGGATTAGGTAAGGGTTTACTTAAACAAATTTATGATAAAGACTCAGAATTTAAGGAATCTATAGATAAAGGCGTTAGGGATTATTTAAAATTTATTATAGATAATTATAAAAAAATAAACACCGAAGATTCTCCTTTAACCCCTGAACTTAAAAAAGTATTAGATGAATTTGATAGAAGTTTACTTAATACTATTACTTGGCCTGAATGGATTAAATTAAAAAACCCATCACATAGAGCGTTTAGGAAAGCATTAGCTTCTAAACCTTTAACAACATTAAAAAAAGAAGATTTTCTTCCATCTAAACAAATAGCTATTAACAATACTATAGAAAAATTTTTAGAACAATATAAATCCCAAGATAAAGACCAAGAAAAAGTAAAATCTTTATTAGGATATATATTAGGGTCAGATGAGGACAATAGTTATCTTTATGTAGCTGAAGGTGGTAATAAATTTACATTTATTCCTTCTAAGAAAAGAATAAATTCTCTCTATTAAGAAATTGATGAAAAAGTAATCTCTGATAGTGCAAATTATCAAGTAGACATTATAGTAAAAGATAAAGAATCAGGTTTACCTTTATTTGAATTTGATATCTTACTAAGATTTGCAGGTGAAGGAGGACAATACACATCTGACTTATCCCAAAAAGGATCAAATTTTAAAATATACCAAGATAATTTTAATGAAATATTTTATTCTTAATTAATATTTATACACATGACACGATTGCGAACACTAATAAATGAAGTACTATCCACACCACCCAAGAAAAAAGACTGTGGATGTGGTTGTAATACTTGTGAAGGTAAATCTCCTGTTTTAACAGAAGGTAAAGTTAAAAAAATCATATCAGAAGATTTTCAATATCATGTTGATAATAAAATACCATTACACGAATCAGTATACAGAATAGGATCCAAAAAACATCTTGCTTTAATAAACGAAGCTAGAATATTATGGACACGTGGATTAATAGATGTATCTAAAGATGATCAAGCAATACTTGAAACACATTTAGGTCATTTTGGATTATACGAAGGCGTAGAAGTGCCCTTAGATTTACCTATGGTAAATGAAGAAGCTAAAATGCCAAGCCAAGAAGAGGTAGATAAATTTTTCTCAATAACACAAAATGAAATGCATTATCTTAACTCTAAACCAGTTATGGGTCAAGAAGGAGATAGAGTTAGAAGTGAAATTGAACCATGGGATGAATATGATTTATCTAACTGGAATGCATTAGTTAGAAAAGCTAAAGCCCAAGGTAAAATAAACGAAAATAACCTACTCAAACAAGCTAAATTATCATCTGAAGAATATCAAAAAGCTAAAAAATTAAAAGGATTTAATGCAGACGACTATACATTTAGCTCAGATAATAACCTATATGTTAAAGAAAAAAAATCCAAATTTAAAAAACATGGAGAAATGTCGGGTTTCGATATGAGAGGAATAAACGAAGGTAAAATAGATAGAGTTGTTGGTGGTAGGCCTTATGATTACGTTGGTGATGGTAGAAAAGGACAAGCAATTGTATCAGGTCCAATGAAGGATAGAGAAAAAGAAGCTATAATTAAAAGAGCTAAAGAAGCAGGATATATTGCTAAACCTAATATGGGTGGAGGAGTAACTATTCAGGTAGAATCATTAAATGAAGAAATGGGTGAATGGCCTAAAGAACTTACATCCAGATACAGTGATGAATACAGATTTGAGTTAGAAAAAGTTACACCAACTTACCAAGATAAACCAGGAAGAGCTAAATACCGAGTAATCGATATTGAAAGTGGAGAACTTAAAGGCACACCTGTATTTGGAACACCAGAATCTCTTATGGATTTTGCTGATGATTTAATTAAACCTCAAGGTGGAACACAATCAACAAATTTAGGAGAATCACTAGACGAAGCTATGGTTGATTATGATTTTTCAAAAGAAGAACTAATTAGAGTTATTAAACAACTTAAAAGCGGAGCTAGTGGTGAAATAGGAATGATTAAAGCATTTGAAAAAGCTTTAGGCAGAGAACTTACAGATGATGAAATTAGGGGATTTAAAATAGACCCATCTAAAGTAGGTAGAGCTTCTTTAGAAGAAAGAATAAACACTATTCTAGAAGCCAAAAAGAAAAAGAAAAAAGAAAAAAAAGACCCACCACTAAACAAACCAAAACGAGGCGGCTCAAAAGCATATTATGTATATGTTAGAGACCCAAAGACTAAAAAAATCAAAAAAGTATCATTTGGTTCAGGTGGTTTAAGAGCTAAAATTAAAAATAAAGAAGCTAGAAACGCATTCGCAGCACGTCACAACTGCAAGAACAAAAAAGACAGAACAATGGCTGGATACTGGTCATGTAATCTACCTAGATACGCTGATCAATTAGGTTTAGGTTCTAAAATGAACACATTTTGGTAAAATAAGATATTATGAATACTATTTTAGAAAACAGAATCGAAGGTTTAATACGAGAAAAACTCTGTAAAAAGGGCGAAGCATACCGCAAACGTAGAATGGCAGCAGGTGAAAAATCATCCGCCTACTTATCAGGTCGCGCAGTCAAAGTGTGCAAAGGTACAATGAGCGGTAAGAAAAAAAAAACAAATGAGGTTGAAGGTAAATCTTCCCCTTATGGTTCAGGATATAAAATACTAAATATAGATAAAATCTCAGAATCACTACGTGACTGGTTTAAAAAGGAAGACTGGGTAAGAATCGACACACAAGGCAACATAAGTGGCAAATGTGGTACGATGAAAAACAAGAAAAACCCATCCAGATGTCTACCAAGAAAAAAAGCACAAGGACTTACTAAAGCAGAACGTAAATCATCAGCGCAGAAGAAAAAACGTGAAGGTAAAAAAGGTAAACAATTTGTAAAAAACCCAAAATAAAATGAATTTAGGAAAAATGATACTAACTACGGTATTAAGTGTATGTAAAAAACTTAATATAGTCTTAATACAAATAGCAAAAGCTATTGGGTTAATAAAATGAACCCTTACACTGACGAAAATACAATAAGAACATTTTCTAAAAACGTAGACGAAATGTCTTTAATATGGCACACAGACCAAGAAGACAGAACAGTAACAGTATTAGAAGGCAAAGGATGGCAATTCCAGCGAGACAACGAATTACCCTTGGTATTATCAGAGGGAGTTCGTATATTTATACCCAAGGGTCAAATCCATAGAGTAATAAAAGGTTCTACGGATTTAAAACTAAAAATAGAAAAATGAACGATTTCGATTTAAGAAAATATTTAGCTGAAGGTAAGCTATTAAAAGAAAACATAGACTTCCCAGAACTAGAAGATGAATTTGAAGGTGCAATGGATGCTATGGTAGTAGAACCTAAGGTATATCTTCAAGATATTATAGATGCATCTGCT